CTCCTTTATTTTCAGGAGCAGGTTTCATCCTTAATACAGGTGTTCCTTTGTAAGGATCTTCTTCTTTTTCTCTTCTTTTTTTTGGAATTCCAAATTGTAACTGATCTCTTCCTTCTAACATTTTTTTAATTTTAGTGATTAAACATTTATTTATTGTATCCCGTAATAATTTCTTATTGTATTATCTACAAGTTTTAAAGAATTAGGAATTGTGAAATCTTTAAACATATGAATAGGTGATTTACCAGAACTTCTATTTTTTTGAGTCTCAAATTTATAAACATTTGCACCTTCTTGTCCTAATTCTACTTCTGTATGTAATACAATTGGAATTTTACTTTCTAAATGAATTTTTTCTAATTTTTTACCATTTGTAACAAGATGTCTCATTTCACTACCATCTTGTTGTGTTGTTAATACTGTGTGACCCATAAAATATATTATTAAATCAGGTCGCATAGAGTTAGCTTTAACAGATAATCTATAATAATCTTTTGCTAAGTCAGCCCATTTATCAAAAGTCATTTTAGCTGTTTCTAACATTTCTTTATCATTCATTGAACCATTAACAGTATCAATAATAACTCTTTTAATTTTAGTACCTTGATTAATTTTTTCAAGATATTGTTCAATAAGATCAGCTGTTAAAGGTTTACTAAAAGTTGAAGTAAATAAATTTACTCCTTCTTTCCAACCTAATTTTTCATAAGGAAAAGGTAAATCTTTACCATCAGCGTTAAATATTACAGTTGATTCTGGATCAAGACCTTGATAATTATCAAAATCTATTGTTCCATCTGGATTAACAACGATAGCAGAAGATTTACCATCTCCTGATGGTCCTAATACCATGCAAGTTTTTGCCATAAATATCTCCTATTTTTTAAAATTTATAATTAGAAAATTCTTTTAAATAATCTGTAATTTTTGTTCCGTATCCATCGGCAAAATCTTGTTTTCCATTAGATTCAAGGAATTTTATAACATTTCCTGCACCAGCTAAATGAGCTGCTGCTAAAATACCACTTTTTGTAATATCTACACCACCAATATTACACCCTACATATTTCCAATGATATTTTAAAATTTCTTGATTTCTTTTTAACAATCTTTTTACAACTTTTTTTTGAAGATCAATTGGAAAAATTTCAGGATTATTCGCAAATTTATAAGGAGTTATATGATAAATACCTAAATCTTTTAACGCAGGTCTTCCTATTTGAAATAATCCCATATAACCATATTTGTTTATAACTTTCCAATCATGACTTGATTCTCTTAAACTTAAATGAAATAAAAATTCATCAAGTTCTTTCTGTCTTTTTAATTCTTGTTGTTTTAGCCAATAATAATGTGTTTTTAAATCTTTTTGGTATTTTGTTATTGGCGGAGCTTTACAAAATAACGTTGCTGTAAATAACAGAACAAAAACTGCAATTTTTTTCATAACATTTTAATTAGTTAATACTAAGAAAATTTAAGGATTATAGTTAATATAAGAAAAGTTACTTACTGATTTATAAATATCATTGTTCATATTTTCTGATTTTGGTAATTCTTTAAAATAATTGCTTGCACCATTAAAAAATAAAGATGTGTTAATAGTATCGCCTCGTCTTGTAAATATTACTGATAATTCTCTGTAATTGTTTAATAAAGGATAATCTGTTCTGCTCCTATCTGCAATACTATATCCATTTAGATTAGGATAGTTAGCAATTCTAAATCTAGCTGGACTAAATAAGCCAAGTATAAGATCCGCATCCCTACCTGTCTTTTTATTATCAGCAAGACCATTTGCAGATGGTTGTAACATATGCATCTTTGCATTTTCTACTCCTTCTTGGGCTGCAGCTTGTTGTTGCACATTTACAGGAATATACTTCCATCTATCTCTTATTGCTAAACAATATTTACTTGAGAATCTACCCATAGCAGAATGTAAAGGATCTTTACCACTTTGCTCATCTTCTCTTTCAGGTGTTAGTAAACTTACATGATCTGTTAATACTATTAAAAATTCATCTTCGTTAAATGGTTTATAGTAATTTATACTTTTGTTTATATCCTCTCTATTTGCTTCAATAAGATTCATAGGAATATCATTACCACTTTTATCAACATACACTCCGTTAGAATGAGCATAATCTCTAACATATTTATAAATACCATAAGGATTTCTAATATTATCAATAAAAGTTACATTTTCATTAAAATACTTGAAAAAGTCTGAATTTTTTGCTTCTTCAATAAGTTTTATAATCTTATTATCAATAATTCTATTTTCAAATAATGAAGTTAATTCTTCTGTATTTGTTAATATTCCGTGTTTTATATATAAATAGTGAGAAAATGCCTCCATCATTTTATCTTCTTTACTCATTTCTAAAGTAAAATAGATAATTCTTGGTTTAATATTAGTTTTATTATTTAATTTGAACCAGATCGGAGAATACACATATAAAAAGTCAGCTAATTTAGTTTTTCCTATTTTACTGTTTGCAGTAACTATAATATACCTACCCTTTGTTGTTCCTGCTAAATGTTTAGCTAATCTTGGAAAAGGATAGGGTATAGCAATATGTTTTCCTTCTTCTCGAAGCTTTTTATTAACTTTAATTTCATTTAAAGCTCTATCAAATAATGTACTAGGCTTCTCTTCTAAATGCATCTTGTTTTGGTTCAAAATCTGATCCTTTCTCTTCTAATAATGTTAATAATCTACTTCTTACAATTTTATTAGTATCTTCTTTATAGATAAAATAATCTGCTTGCTGCAAATATTTATAATTACCTTGAAAACTGTCTATATATTCTCTGGTAATGTTAAAAATATCTTCAACAGTATATTCTGGATTATCTTTAAGAAATTTTTGAAGCTTTTTAAGAGTTGCTTTTTTATCTCCCATTGCACCAGGTTTTGTACCAGCAAAAAGTCTTCTATAATCTTGATACCAATTTTCAACATTAAATACTTTTTCTTCAGATTCTGAATTAATGAATAAATTTTTACTTTTATCTAATAAAATTATATCATCTATAAAATCTTCTGCTGATACACTGATGTTTATGATTCGAATATAATCATTTGATTGTAAGTATTCTAAATCAACATTTTTTAGATATTTTAACATATCTTCATCTTTATGGAAAAGAGCTTGTAAAAATAAGAAAAAATTGGGAGATAAACCAGAATTAATTAATTTTTTTGTATTAATTACATATTCTCTTTTCATTTTTCATTATTGCTTTCTTTTTTATTATCATTTTTTTTAGTTTTAAAGTCTTCAAAAAGTTTTTTCGAAGCTTTCATTGCACATTCAGAAATTTCATCTAAATTAAATGTTTCTTTTTCTAATTTTTTTAATTCATTTAATAATTCGCTTGAATAGCTAATTCCTAACATTAAAATAATAGTTTCGATTTCCATAATTAAATTGTTTTAAGTTTATAAAATTGTTTTCTTGACTCGTCTTCAAAACACTCAGTTAAAATTATTTCAGGACCAAGTATTTCATTGACATTATTTTTTGTTACATGTAATTTAAATCTTTGGTTTAAAAGTTGAGCTATGAGAGTATGATCACTCAAATTTGGATAATCTTGTTTAAGAGTTAATATGAAAAAGTTTAAGACTTGAGGATTAACTCTCATCTGCTCAACAGCAGAATTCTTTTTTAGTTTATACATAATTGTAATTTTAAAAGTTAATAAAAGAATTCTTAAAATATAGTGCTATATAGTTCTTTAATTAATATAATATCTTTTTTCACCATATTTCTAAATTTCAAATTATATAGTTCTTCTCTATCAATTTCTATAAAATCAATTTTATTGTAAACAAAATCTTTATAAAAGATTATCAATGTATTATTATTTTTTTGTGAAATTTTTAAACTTATAATTTTACTAAAGATTATTTTATCTTTTATAACTATTTTATAATTACCTTTTATTAGAATATATATTCTCTTTAAATATTGTTGAGTTAATGACAATAATTGATCATTAAGATTAATAAAATTGCCTAATTTATTTAAGATTGTAAAAAATTTATCAATTTTTTCTTTACTTATTTTTTTAAGAGGATTACGTTTATAAAGATATTTTTCAATCAATTCATTAATATTTTCTAAATGTTTTTTTATAGTTTTATCTTTAAATATATAATTAGTATCTATAAGATTATTAATACTTTCAATTGAATAGTATATAGTACTACGATCTCTTTCTAAAAATTCAGAACCAATATTTTTTTTTGACCAATGATATCTTTTTTCATTTTCAATACACCAATAATGTGCTATTTGCATTATTGTTGTTAATTCTTCTTTATTACGATAAGATGTTCTTTCTTTTAAAGTATCTTTTTTCAATTCAAAGTAATTTTCAATTACTTCTCTAACTTCTGGTAGAGTTAAATTTATGTTTTTATTATCAAATTCTTTATTATCCATTGTAGTCCGGGTTTTATCCATTTATTATCCTTACGGATGAGAATTTTATTTGCTTTAGGAAAAAAATCTAATACACCAAATTCAGAATAAGTATCTATAGTGTACTTATTATTATATTCAGCAACTTCATAATCTTTTTTTAATAATAAAGGTAGATAAGATTGTTTAAAATTTTCTAATCTACCTTCACGTAAAGATTTAGTATATAATCCTAAAGCTTTAAGATCGTTATCTTCTTCGTTAGCTTGTTTATATAGTTCTTGAGATTTTTTCATTTTATAATTGTTTTACTAAATCATTTATACTTGTATAGTAAGTAATATTACTATTATCTACATTTTTTATAGCTTTATCAAACCATTTTTCAGCTTGAGTATTTATTGGTACTAACCATATAATTGTCGCTATATCATCAATTTTTAATCTATTAGTTCTACCTGCTTTTTGTTTAAAATCAGTTTCACTGCCAGTATAAGATTCCATAATAGCATAATTAGCACCATTAATATTTAAACCTAATGTTAAGGATTTTACACTACCAAGTTCTTTAATAAAACCTTTATCAAATTTTTCTAAATTAACTTTATTTATTTCTTCATCTTGTTTAGAATGAATTACATGAGGTGTTATTTTATTAACTTGGTTTATAGATTGAGAAAATATTAAAACTTTATTATTATTCTTTTTTAATATTTCATCTTTAATTTGTTTAGTTATTTCAACAGTTGATGTTAAATTCCATAAAAATTCTTTACGATATTTTATACTATTAAGATAAACTCTAGCAGCATTTTTTTGTTCAGAATTTCCTTTATTTTCCCAGAACCATTCTCTTGCATCATTCCACCAGTCATCACTACCTGTTGCAGCCATTAATCTTTGACCTTTTTTAATTTGTTCAGTAAGATAACTATATTGTTTTTCTTCACCAACATACCATGATTTTCTTTTTGTGCCAGCTTTAACTCTGAAAGCATCACTTAATGAATATTTTAATACAAGATACTTTCTTTTATTAATTAAACCATCATCTGCACTATCATAATATTCATATAATATTGGTAATTTATCATAAAGAACATTAGATTTAAAAGTATTAGCATCATTTAAAGTTCCTGTTAATCCGAGTATAGGTATATTTAGTTCAATAGCATTGTTAATTAAATTAAAATATTCTGGACCACAAGTATGAATTTCATCAAATATAATATAATCAAAATAAGATATTTCTTCTTTACTCCATTTATAACATGTTTGAATATTAACTATATTTATACTATACATATCACCAGAAGATAAATGTTTAAATAAACTACTAATTTCATTATCAACTTCTGGAATAAATTGCCATTTAATTAACTCTTTTCTCCAATTTTTTTTAAGATTAGTTCTTGGACTTGTAATTAATATTTTTTGAAAACCTCCATCAATTATACTATCAATACCTAATTTAGATTTACCAGTACCCATATCTAAAGCTATAGTTCCTTTATACTTGTTCTTTTTTAATATTTCTAACGCTTCTTTTTGTATAATGTCTTTAGTTTTTTTCATATTTAAAAGGTATATTAAAATATAATTTTAATTTTACTATAATTCTATTAATAAAACTACTTTTACATAAAATTACTATTTGATTTGAAACATATTCAACGGTTCTAATATTTCGATAATATTCAGAATTTTTTGGTATTAAAGCAATGTAGTTTGTTATATAAGCGTTATTTTTTTTATAAAACTATGAAAACCTTCATTAATTCTAGGTTCAGAGTTCTCAAATTTAATTATTTCTCCTATTTCAGTTTCATATAGAGTTTTTAATTTATATTTAAAATCCTGAAAAGGAGATAGTAAAATTTTTTTATTAAAATAATTATTATTTAAATATTTATAACATATTATATTTTTTGCAGCTATCTTTTTTCTTTTTCATTTGGATTAACTATAAAACACATATTTTTATGATTTAAAATAAAGCCTGTTAACATTTAATTAACAGGCTTTAATGGTTAAAACTATATTAATTTGGCTATTTTTTGAAATTTTTAATTACATTGATAGTTTTTTCAAATTTCTTTATTTTTTCTTTATAATTTTCTATTTGCTGTTCATATTCAGAAGCTTTATTTTCAAGAATACCCTTAAGTTTTTCTACATTTTGTTCAGCTCTATTAATGTTGCTCCAATAGATATCTTCATAAATACTTATTGATCCATTACTTTTTAGCTGATCTGGATCAATATTAGTATAAGCTAAAATAACATTTTCCTCAGCATCTTCAATTTGATCTTTTAATTCATCTTTATCATTTTCAAAATTAGTTGTTGTAGCTTCAATATTTTGTTTAGCAACTTTAATATTTCTTTGTAAGTTTTTAATTTGTTTATCAAAGAATTTTTCTAAAAGTCCTTGATCATCAAGTTTTAAAACTTTCATAATTAGATTTACTAATGCATACTTACTCTCTGTACTTTGTGTTTTGTTTGATTCTGATTTTTTTGTCATGACTTAAATTTTTAAAAATTAGTAATTATTATTTAATTAAAATAGCTTTTAATTTTTGAGTTTGTATTGGTTTTGTTGTATGTTTTTCTTTAGATTTAAATGTAGGAACATCATCTACTATTTCTATTACTTTATTAGACGAAGTATCTATTTTTTTTATTCCTTTATATCCTATTAAACATTGACCACCATTATTTAAATTAATAGCTATTAGAATATCATTTTGTGTTGGATGAAAACAAACATGAAATATTTTACCTTTATATCCATTATCACATCTGTTTTGTTCTTTATTTTTAAAATTTAATTTTTTAAAAGCTTCACTATATACAATATAATTTTTACCTTTATCAATAATTTCTACACGATCACCAATTTTCCAATCTGGATGATCTATAAGAGGAAATTCTTTATTAGTTGCTAATTTAAATAGGTTCATATCATGATAAAATAATTTGCCATGTAATTCTATATTATTTTTTGATATTGATTTAACAATATAGTTATAACCTAATTGTAAATCGTCTTTTTTAGTATTATTACTAAGATTTGTTTCTGTACCTATATATTCAACAATATCTCCTATTTTAAAATGATTATAATTATCTTTTTTTAATATATATTTTTTGAATTGTTCAAAAGTTATCTTTTGCCCTATTTCTATACTGTTGTCATAATAACCTTCCTTTTTACTTTCTTTTCCTATACGAAAAGGATATTTATACGGTGTGTAATTTGTGTGATGTTTATTTAAGTATCCTTTTTTAATAAGATAATTTAAAATTAAATTAAATTGATTATTATTAGTAACAATAACATACCATTTGTCAGATAATTTAAATTCAGATTCAGAAGCATCATATGTTATTTTAACCCAACCAGTACTTTCAGAATATATATTTGGATTACCACATACATAATTATTAAGAATATCTCTTGTATACATTCCATTATTACAAAATACTCTTCTTTCACCATTATAATATATAATTTTCCAACCAAAAGTTTCTTGATTAGCATCATAAAATATACATTCTCTTACTCTACCTTTATCACTAATACTAGATATAAATTTAGTACCTATAACAAAATGTTTATTAGCATATTCTAATAGTTCTTCATCTGTATACATTTTAGGTTTAGTTTTAATTTTATCAGG